TAGCTGGAGAGCCTTTGCCACACTTGGCACACTTGTACATCCCTCTAGCTACCCTAGCCGCTGACTTGACATCGTGCTTTACACCCCACTTAGCGTGAGCTTGTCTGAGTGCAGAGACGATAAAGGAACGGAAACGTGCTTCTGTCCATCTTCCATTATTCCTTGTCTTCATTGAAGCTCCATACCTCACCTTCGTACCTACGTAGCCAGAGCATCCTACCATTCTCTATCACTCTGTCTTCGTCTCCGTCGTACATTTCTACGCACTTGTCGTAGAGTTCCTGCTCAGTAGTACAGTCCTTTAGAATCTTATCTGACTTTTTCTCACCAATACCTTTGATGCCTATGATGTTATCAATTCTGTCACCCATCAGTATCTGGCGGTAGAAAAAGCGTAAGCCGTCCTCTGGCTTTACGTGGTACTTGCTTTTCTTTACAAAGTTATAATGCCACCCCGGTATCTGGTCAAAGTCCTTGTCTAAAGAGACCATGATGGCTTTATCACCGTGTGTAGTAGCCGCTATAGCTATGGCATCATCTGCCTCTTCTCCTTCAGTAACCACAGCAGCCCACTTGTCGATAAGATGCTCACGCAGCGCCTGAATATGCACTGGCTTCTCCTTATCTTTACGGTTTCCTTTGTACTCAGCAGTAACGGCATATTCCTTTCGGAAGTTTCCTTTGCCAGTGAGATACAGAACATACTCGTCTTCTTCTTCGTCTACGTTGAGCTGTAACAGAATGTCAGAGATAAAGCCGTCTATAGTTCTGACGGCTATGTCCTCCGGTTCGTTGTTACAAGACCAGCCTACACGATAGACTAGAATGTCTGCATCAATAAGTATCACAAGGCTTCATCCATATCTACTTCTACGTACTCTTCTTTGTTTCCGTAGGGAATCAAGTCAGTGACTACCAGCTTGTACATCTCTGGGCTTCGTCCTGCCTGCCCTGCTGGTGACTTCCAGTCGTAGTAGGAAAGCACAGCCTTACCTTTAGAGCCGTTGCCTACTAATACGCCTGTAATCTCTTTACTGTCAGTGTCGTAGATGCGGATAGGGTACTTAGACTTTACAGTTACAAAGTCTCCCTGACCTTCTTTGTTGCGTACACTCAGTCCCATCATTTCCAGAGCTTCTACTGCTGCACTGGATAACTGGCACAGGTCTACTTGGAACTTACCTGACATGCGGTTTACTTCTTGCAGACTAGCCCACATGATCTCTGCGTTTACTGTTACTGGTTTTGATTCACTCATCTTTATTACCTCTAGGTTGTTTTAGATCACAACTGATCTGTCTATATTATACCATACTTTTTGTATCTGTGTCAACTCACTCGTATCTCTACAGTGATGGTTTTAGTGCTATCTACCTGAATGCTCTGAGACTCTGGTAAGGTTTCTCCAAATCTCTCAAGTTCTTCGTGGTATAAAGACTCAACAGGAACATCGAAGTATTTAGCTAGTTTGTACATGCTGTGAAAGCTAGGGGCTTCCTGAACACGATTCACTATGCGGGAAAGTGTTGGTCGAGTAACGCCAGTTTTCCTAGATAGTTGCTCTTGATTAATACCTTCTTCGTCCATTAGAGTTTGTAGAACTTTATTCATGTTTATCACCTATTTAAATTAATGGGTTTCTGCCCAGTTGTTCCCTACGTTGTATTCCGCATCAAGAGGGCAGCGCAGGTCTAGTTCCTTTCCTGCGTTCTTGATGGCGCGTACTGCTGCTTTGCCTACTACATCAGCAAAATTCTCTGGTACTTCTATCTGAAACTCATCGTGTACGTTAGCGACAAGTTTGTGTGGTATGTCATACTTCTTTAAAGACTCTGACAGCAACACCAGAGCCTGTTTCATTACTATAGCACCTGCACCTTGTAGTAGCGTGTTGAGTGCCGCATGTTCTGACCTGACCCGCAAGCGTCTGCCGTCTAGTCCGGGCAGCGTACCGCCTCTAGCAAACTTAGATACGCGCTCTCGCAGCCTAGCCAGTGCTGGAGTGTTGCGTAGGAAGGAATCTGTAAGCTGCTGTCCTTCTTTGTAGCCGCCACCTACTATCTGTCCTATCTTAGCTGGCCCTGCACCGTACAGGAAGGCATAGATGAAGGTCTTGGCTTGGTTGCGGTCAGTGAGTCCTGCTGCCTTCATGTTGGCTGTGTGGATGTCACCGCTAAGTATCTCGTTGGTATAGTTCTCATCACGCATGTAGTGTGCAAGCATACGCAGCTCTAAGCCGCTGGCATCGCAGCCTACTAGCTTGTGGTTCTCAGGCACCGTCCAGAAAGACCTGCACTCTTTACCATACGGTGCAGACACAGAGGGCACTTGAGCCATGTTAGGGCTGTGGTGCGTCATACGTCCTGTTACAGCGCCGTTGGTAATAACCCTACCGTGTACCCTGCCGTTCTTCTCAGAAGACAGCCAAGAGTCTATCTGTGCTGCTCTCTTCTGTAGTAGCAGGTACTCGTATATAGCCTTTGCTTCGGGGATGTCAATGCCTTCCAGCACCTTCTCATTAACAATGATAGCGCCCTTCTCAGTCTTCTGCTTGAACTTAACACCTACACCTTCTAGTCTCTCTGCAATCTGCTTGCGTGAGCCAACATTAAACTCAGTCACCTTGTCCTTCAGTCTCTTCCCGGTCTTCTCTGACCACCTCTCCTCCACTATGGGTGGAAACACTTTCTGTAGCTCCGCTGTTATCGTCCTCATCTTGTGAGTTATGTCTTGCCATAGCGTAGTAGCTGCTTCTACGTCTAGCATGAATCCGTTGCGCTCCTGCTCCGCCGTAATGATGTACACCTTCTCTTCTAAATCTACGCACTGCTGTTTAAACTCCTCTCGCTTCAGTGTGTCTGTTAAATGCTTATACAGCCTTGTAGTCAGTGCTACGTCCTGCCTGCAATACTCCACCATCTCATCAGACAGCCCAGCGTCATAGTCGTGGAAGTCTATCTTGTGGTCGCCAAAGCGTTTGCCCCAAGAGTCTAGGCTATGTCCACCCTCCAGAGACGGGTGCCAGAGCCTACTCAGCACTAGCGTATCCTTCAGCTTCTCTGTAGGTATCTTCAGAGACCACTGCTTCTCCAGCACCGGAGCATCAAAGCCTATGATGTTGTGACCAATAACGCATTCTGAGTCACGCAGCAGAGGCTCCAGAGTCTCAACAGAGTAGTGCTCTAGCATCTCACCAGTCTCTACGTCCTGAGTTACTACTATCCAGATAGTGTCGTGGCTGGTGTTGGTTTCTATATCCAGCGTAATCAACATAATACTGCCTCGCTGCGTTAGCTTTGTTACTGTGTTTGTCAAAAGGGTTAAGTCTGCTCAGTTCAGCCTTACTCTCCTGAATCGTCATTACCCATGTTCCAATCTTGCTCATATTCTTGGCTCTCCAGTGTTGTGTCAGATTCACTTCTCAGGTCATCTCTGTCAATGGTAGCAATGTCTTCCTCAGTGTAAAAGAAGCAATCATTGCACATATCTAAATACTCGCCAGTCTCAGCGGATTTCCTTGTAGACTCAAAGTCTGATAAATTCTTGTTACACGCCACACATCTCATTACAGTCCCTCCTCCTTAACTTCATGCATTCTACCAGTTTTCTGGTCAAATAGCAAGCCTCCTGCTGGCCCTGTAGTACCACAGAAGCGGTTTTTAAGCACTCTGACGTTGGTGGTGTTCCTCTCTATTGGGTCTTCAGCCTGACCATTCCTCTCTAGTCCTATCACCATATCAGAGAGCTGTGCAATGGAAGCAGAGCCTCTGAGCTGTGACAGACTACTAGCAGCGCCTTCCTCGTGGCCTTTGCCGTCAGGTCTCTTGAGATGGCTTACCATAAACAGGGTGATACCAGTCTCTTGAACTAACATGCGCAGCTTGGTACATATCTCGTCCAGAGCCTTCCTCTCGTCACCGTTGCTCTGTGCAGATACAACAATACTAACGTGGTCTAGGAACAGGAACTTGGTGTCCAGAGCCTTAGCCATGTAACGACACCGGGCTATGATGTTGTCAATGCTGGTGCTGCCGAAGTGGTCGAACATAAACAGCCTCTGAGTGCCCATAGTGGACTCAAAAGCCTCCCAGCGCTCCTCCTCAGTGCTCTCTACGTCCGGCAGGTGTAGTGGCTTGTTAGCCGCCAGTGACATC